CTCCTCCAGTTCCCACGACCCTACAGATCGGAGTGGATGACAAGCAAGAACTGGAACGAGTGCTGGGAGTGGCATTCACAGGATCTGGGGACCTCAAGGGGGCGATTTACTCCATGCAGGAGGATCTGAAGCAGGCCAAGTTAGAGGCGCAAGGCGCTAAGTTGAGCGCCGAAAAGGCGACCAGTCAGCAAACAGGTGCATTGGGACCTGGGCAGGTCATAATCACCATTCCCGAGTGGGCCGTATCCGCTGTTAACGACCAGGCCACATTCACGGGCACCTTGGCTACCGTTTGGGTCCAGGAGCAGTTCGAGAATTTCTTGGAATCTAACCTCAGTGCCGTCAGGCCGGGACCGCCGCAAGCGCAGGTGGGAGCCTGATGCCCAGATGGGATTTTCAGTGCTCTGCGTGTAAGAAAAAGGAGCTTGACGTCGTCCATCACCGTTGTGACCCAGAACTCATATGGCCGAGCTGTTGTGGCGAGCGCATGGAGATGCTGTTCGCCAACTGGGAGAACCCGGTCACGTTCTTTGAGCCTTTCACGACCACCAATCTCCATCCTGAAGGAGAAGAGATCACCGTGACGTCCCAGAAGCAGCTGTCGCACCTTCAAAACGAAATGGGGTGTCAGCGCGTGGACGACCCCCATCTTAGAGCAGACGAGGGTCGGTTTGTGAGAGATACCGCAGCGAAGCAAGATGTTTTTGACCTCGGAAAGAGGGGCAGATGACTCAACTGGTGCTACAGACCCAAGCCACCAAGATCATCAAAAAACACGGATTTATTTCCCCGCAAACGGGGAAACGGGTCAAGGGCAGTGATTACGTCGTATTTAAGTGCCCAGGTTGCCTCAAGCGCAACAATCAGTGTGTGGTCAATGCCCTCTACCAGTTGGACGATGGGGTCCTCGTCTTCCGTTGCAATCAAGGTTGCGGCCGGGAGATTGAAGTCAGCAAGCCCCAAGCCGAGGCTCCAGAACAGACGTTGATCGTCACCCCAGAGGAATTCGAAAGAGAAAAGAAGCAAGAAGGACACATCACCCGGGTACCGGGATACTAGGAGGCACGAATGGCAGGACAAGGTCGACCCTTCCCACCCAGCGGCACCTCAAGCCCCGTTGATCTTCTCGAGGAACGGGTGGATCTGACTCCCGAGCAAAACATGATCCGTCGGCAGATGTGGTGTCGTTATGCCTTCGAAGAAGGCAAGCACTTCATGAAGGGTTCCGACGAGGTCCAGAAGCAAGATGAATACATTGGCTACCTGCTAGGGAAGCAATGGCCCAAGAATCGGCCCTCCTACAAGTCGGCACCGATCAACAACCGCTTGATGAGACTGATGGAAAAGCTGGAAGCGGTTCTGACGGATCTTAAGCCTACCTACGAAGTCTCCACGCACAACAAAGCCTACCAGGATCAAGCCGAAATTCTCACCAAGACAACCAAGGCCTGGTGGATGAACAATGACAATGACTTGCAGATGGCCATGGCGGTTATCCACGCCTATCTCTCGACAGGCTACCTGCGCATTAAGTGGAATCCCACTCTCATGGGCGGAATGGGTGATTTTGAACTTGAGCCGCTGGGGATTGCGGAGATCATGCCGATCGGACCCAGTTTCCATTTACAGAGATGGGAAGGAGTCATCTACCGAGCCATTCGGCCGATGAGCTGGTTCCAAAGAACTTTCCCATTGAGAGGGCACCTGGTCAAGCCCAGCCATGAGTACAGCAGCTATCAGATGGCGTTTAACCGACCCCGCTGGATCGGCCAGCACTCTTTCGATCTGCTTTCTCCCCAAATGAAAAGAATTCTGGGTGGCTCTCCCAAATACATTGACAGCATTGTTCCCCAAGCCCCGTACACGGAATTCTGGATCCGCGACTGGAGCCGAAACACTTCAAGCAACACAGTGCTCATAGGGCCTGCGGACGTGAATTGGTCCTACAAAGTTCCGCCTGGTGAGTTGCTTTATCCCCGAGGTCGAGTCCTGGTCACCGGTGGAGACACTTTCGAGATCATGGATGATGGGCCCAATCCCAGATGGCACGGACGATGGCCCTTTATTCCGATTCGGATCAAGCCGGTCCCCTGGCAGTTCCACGGAATTTCGGAAATGATGACCAAAATTCCTCACCAAGACATCATCAATCATATCCTGGCCGGGACTTTGGACATGATCAAAAAGGCGATCAACCCGCCTTTGATGTTCCCGAACAACGCCTTTAGCCCCGCCGTGCGTCAGAACATGGATCCGGCCATGCCGAATGCCAAGATTGGCTACTCTCCCCTGTCTCCAAGTAAGCCCGAATACGCCAGACCGCCTGAGTTGCCCAGCTGGGTCTTCAACACGCTCATGTATATGCAAAATGAAATGGACGACGACTCGGGCCTCCTCGATCTACCTGGCCTAGCGCGCAAGAAGGTGACTCCTGCAGGGGACACCCTGGAAGAGCTCAAGGAAAGCCAGCAAACCATCATGCGGCTGCGCGGGCGATTCATCGAGTACACCATGAGGGAAATTGGCGAACAGATGGCCCCCAACTTCATGCAGATGTATACCGTCCAGCGGCGCATGTATATGTTCGGAGCCGGGGGCGTATCGGGGCAAGACGTCTTTGATTGGAACCCCGAAACGATGGTCCCGACCGGGATCCCTGGGGAAGAACACATCAAGAATTTCGTTTTCTCCATCCAGCCTGGGAGTTTGTTGAACGCCAACGCGGGCCAGGAAACCTTATTGAAGATGGCTCTCAGGAGACAGGGAGATTACAGCCTCCGGTCGCTGTTTGAAGACCTGGGCATGGGCAACAAATACGACCAGGTCCTGAAAGAACTCCAAGAAGAGGGCGGGAGCGCCTTCCAGCAGGCAGTAAAAGAACTCCTCATGCAGGCCCTAGCGGAAAGCGGTATTGTCGATGGTGCCCCTGGAGGTGGAGCTGGAGGTGGTGGTGGTGGTAAGGGGTCGCTCAATATACAAAACCTTTTGAAACAAACGGGATAATGCCTAAAGAGATCACGAAAAAGCAGCAGGGTTTGTTCTTTGGGGATCAATCGCCCTTTTCTGAAGCCAAGAAGAGGAAGATTGCGACGGAGATTCGGGAGGGAAAGATCCGAATCAAGGGAAAAAGTGGGTCACGAACGTCAAAAAGGAAGAAGACACGCAAGAAAAGTCGAGCGGGCACGAGCAGATCGTCATCGCGCCGCTAAGAAGAGAAAGCGCTTGAAGCGTCGGCTCAGGCGTGAAAATGGTCGGAATGGGTCTCGGCACTTGACGACTTCCTTAGACTGAGATCAGAAGATAAATATTTAACTTCCAAGGAGGATGAAGAAATGAAAGGAATGGGTTACAAGTACGAAGGTCACGACTCGGGGACCAAGGCCCCCAGCAAGGCTCCCGCAGGGTACAGTTCTCCTGCGACTCATTGCAACGTATCTGACGGGGCCACTTCTGTGAATCAGAAGAATCCGTCGGGCGCCAAGGGTGGCGCTGGAGGCGGCACCGTTGGAAACAGGGGCCAGGGCAACACGGGCGGAGGGTACTAATTGGCTTACGGAACAGGCATTGGCGACAGCCCAATGCCACCCCCTGAAGTTTTATCTCAGATGCAGCCACAGGATCCTGCTGGCATGGGCGCGCAACTCGCGCCTCCAGCGGCGCCTGCAGGCGATCCAGATATGCTCATAATCGAAAACTTGATGAGCGATATCGCTCGGGACGTTCCAGCCCTGGCTCCCGATGTGGATTTGCTGTCGACGAAAATCAAGGCCGTGACGGGGCCTGTGGCACCAGCGCCACCGGAGGGTGCTCCTCCGGGGCTTCTCGCTCCAGGTGGTCCAGGTGGTCCTCCAGGTCCACAGGAAGGTCTACCGCCAGAACCAGTAGGGTTGCCGGTGAATGGGGGTGCTCCAAGTGGTGCTCCAGGTGGTCCTCCAATTCCCGGTCCAGAAGCTCTCCCAGCTCCAATTCCAGGAGGCCCAGGCCAAGGCCCAGGGTTCGGCGCCGTTCTGGGGCCAGAGCAGGTTACCCAGCCCAGTCCACAACCGGCCGGGGGCGTCCTTCAAAAAGCCGTCCAATTAGAACTCCGACTTTTCAAACTGGCCGGGAAAAACCCGGACCTCGCCCAGGACATTCAATTTTTTGTTGTTCGGATGAGGGAACACGTTCCGAAAGTTCACGAATCGGGTATCCCGAGCCGCATACCGGTGACGAATACTCCCACAGAACGGTCCACTGGATTAGCCGTGGCCGTGTAAACCGAAGCACAGCCCACCGGCACAGCCCCCCAGGGAAGCAGGCGGGAAGCAGAGGAGGAAGAAAGCAATGGCTTTCAAAGAAGCACTCGAAGAAGCATTGGCACAGATCCCCGATCAGGCGTACCGAGATCAGATGAGGGAACTTCTCAGCAGACCTGAAGGTCAAACAATGGCCGAGGGTTGGCTCCGACAGAACGAGTTCGACAAGAACTTCAATACGCTCAACGAGGAGAAGGCAGCCTTCAAAACTGATCAGGATACGTTCAACACCACCAAGCAGAGTTGGCAGAAATGGCATTCAGACGAAGCGAAACCAGCTTATGAACGTGCCCAGGCAATCGAAGCCAACTACGACAAGGAGATCGGCGCCAGAGATGCGAAGATCAAGAGCCTCAGTGAGAGATTCGCCGGTGGTGAGCTCGATGAGGACCAAGAGAACTCAATAGTGAGAGAAGTGACCACGCTGCGAACCGAGATTTCCAAGCTGCAAACTGCCATCAAGGATGGTGGCTATATCAGCCAAACCGAGATGGAAGCACAGTTGCAGAAGAAATCCACCGAGTTCGCAGACAATTTCGGTGAAATCATCCTCACGTTGGATGACATTGCGGACGCCCATCAAAAGACGTTCGACAAGAGACTGGATCGCAGGGCACTTCTGAAGTTTGCCCAGGAGAAAGGCATCCAGAATTTAGACGATGCCTATTCCAAAATGACCCACGATGAGGCAAGTGCAGTGAAAGAAAAAGAAATCCGCGAGGATGAACGCAAGAAGATTATGTCTCAACAGGGCCACCCCACTGATGGCAACGGGTATGCAACGCCAACCCTCGGCCATCTTCAGCATCGGGTTCAAAAGGGCAAACACGATGACGGACTCCCAGAGGATGCGACTGTGACTGAAGCAGCGCAAGCCGCAGCTGCGGAGCTCCGTGCAGAGGGGAAGGTTTTCCCCGAATAGAGTCTGACCAACGGTCATTCGTCCCAGCCTAGAGGCCGCAAGCCACCTTTGGCCAGGTGGAAAGGCCCTCCGGGAAGTCGAAATTACCGCAGGGAAGATGCAGGTTTCTCTCGTTGAGAGGGACCGTATTTTTCGGTAATTGTTAACGACAGCTTAGGAGGATAAACCATGCCTTTTACATGGGATGATGTGAGTTCAAAGACTCGCAAATTCATCATTCCTCGGCTGGTGGACCAAGTCTACAAGAGCTCTCCCGTCTTCGTGCGGTTCCGCGCTAATAACGCAGAACGGTTCGAGGGTGGTACCTCCATCAAGCATCCCATCATGTATGCGGAGCTGAACGGGGCTGCTTTTGGAAGAGGCGGGACGTTTGACACATCTTACGTGCAGACCGACACAGCGTTGGAGGTCGACGTAAAGTATTACTACGTCAACGTCACCCTTTTCGGTACGGACAACGTCCTCAACCGAGGCCCTGAGTCCTCGATGAGTTACGTTGAAAGCAAAATGGTCAACGCTTCGGCGAAGATGGCCAAATTGCTGGCAACGGACTTCTATCTCGATGGCCAGGGGACCGATTCCGGAACCCTTCAGATTGACGGTGCGAACGCCGGCCTCGACAACGGCAGCCTTTTTGGCAGCTATGGCGGAGTCGATCGTAGTGACATCGTTGCTGACGGCACCAACAACACGGGTATCAATGGTTACGTGAAGAGCGTTGCCACGCTGACTTTGAAAGAGGCACAGACCGCTTTTGGAGCTGCATGGTTCGGCGCGGAGCACGTTGACCTGATGCCCACCACCCAGACCATCTGGGACATCTTCTGGAACAAGATCCAGCCTCAACAGAGGTTCATGGAGGAGTCCAGCGATGTTGCGAAGATCGGCTTTATGTCGCTTCGCTGGAATGGTGCTCAGATCACGGTGGATCAGTACGCTCCATCCGGAAATCTGTACGGTTTCAACACCAAACACATCCAACTGTGGATCTCGACGTTGCCGAAATACCAATTTGGCTTCACCGGGTTCAAAGAGGCGCAAAACACAGACGACGTTGCAGGGCAATACCTGTTTGCTGGCAACCTGTTGTGGACTGGCCCTCGGTTGGGTTTTCGCATCAAAGACATAACAGGATAACTGGAGGGTGATCATATGTCAGGAGAAAGATTTGGATTAGAGACTCAGACCGTGCAGATCTCCACCGGGGATCCTACGTCGGTCAATGATGAGGTAGCCCAGAATCAGTTGGGAACCGTCATTTTGTTCAAGGGCTTGAAGTACCGGTATGTCAAGTTTGACAACGGTGCTGCTGTGGCTTCGGCGGCCAACGGTGTGGCGCACTGGAAGGTGCTGACTCCCACCACGAATCCGCCTATTTTCACAGTCACATCGGATCAAACCGATGCGCTAGCCACAATCCAGAGTGTGGCCGGAATCTTTGGAGGAGTAGTCACCGACTTGTTTCACTGCTTCATCCAGATTTCGGGTCCCACCGAGGCCACGGTTGCTACGGCTACCACAGTGGGCGATGCCGTCATTGGCGGAACCACTGACCTTACGTTTGGGTTAATTGCAGAGGCAACCGACGTGAGGGGAACGCTCTATGGCACGGCCTTGACCACTGGAACCAGTGGAACAGCGACGGTGTTGCTACAAAACCTTGATTGGTAAAGGAGGAGGAAAAATATGTCTCTGACTATTACCAACCTGGATGAAACCATCATGGGCAACAAGAAGGTCGTGAGAGCGGACATTCAGTTCGATGCGTCCTATCCAGCCAACGGAGAACCTTTGGTTCCCGGTGACCTGGCTATGGGCTCATTTGACTTGGTGCTCGTTGCTCCCTCGGGTGGTTTGTTGTTTGAGTTCATTCACGGGAGCGATCTCGTGAAGGCTTGGTTCCCCACTGGAGGAGCGGCTACGACAACGCTGGCCGATCCCTCGGTTGCGGTTGCTAGTGGCGGCACAGCCGTCACTTCGACAGCTGCCCAACCCGACCTCACTGAGACCAGTGGGCGAGGGAAGGAACCGGGAGCCACAACGGACCTTTCGACGATCACGACCCGGCTTATGGCCTGGGGTGGTGTGTAGCAGGTAGGCAGGACGTGTGATAGCGACCAGCATCAACACTCCAGAATACTGGAACATGGAGTGGGACCGGAGGTTATTCCAGTTCCATTCCGTGTTCTCAGTAATCTCTGCGACGTGTCCGCCAGGATCGAATGTCCTGGATCTGGGCTGCGGTTCAGGATTGTTGATGTCGCTGCTCTCCATCTACAAGGATTGCGGCTGCGTTGGAATCGATTTAAGCGTGAGCGCTGCCGATCGTTTCAACGACAAGGTCAAAAACTGTCGGATCATCCCCTGCAGCATCGAAATGGCGCCCGAGATAATGGAGCGCGATTTTTTTGATGTGGTGATGATGGTCGAAGTTCTGGAGCATCTGGAAGAGCCTAAAAAGGCGCTGAAAATCGCTCATTCTCTTCTCAAGGAAGGAGGGGTGGGCTATTTCAGTGTGCCGGATGATTGTCTCGGTCCTGAAGAAGAACCGGAACACTTGCGGAAGTACACACGGCTTGAGTTTCGGGATCTTGTTCGTTCCGTCTTCCCCAGGGAAGGCGCGGGCAAGATGGTTTCTGTGGATCACAGGATCCTGGCTCAGGTGCACAAGTGAGCGGTCCAAAGGTGATCGTGAGCTATCCCGTGTACGAGGCAATGAAGCCGAGGCCTCTTTTCGCTAACTTCATGCTTCAGAGGAGACTCATGAAGGATGAAATGTTAGGAAAATACTCCACCAAGACCCTCGTTCATGGTCCCCGGTCACCCATTCGGGCGATTCGCAATAATACGGCTCAGATGGCCCTCGATTCTGGAGCAGACGCTTTTCTGTTCATCGATGACGACATGATGCCGCCCGAGGACATACTCGAGCGGTTGCTGGAGGCGAAGCAGGAGATTGTCGCTCCCCTGTTTCATGTTTGGAACGCCAACTCGCCCCCGTGTGTCTTCAAAAAGAACGGGAATGGGAAACCGGTGCAGTGGTTCGACCACCCCCAGAACGAGTTGTTTGAATGTGACGGTGTCGGCAGCGGAGTGCTGCTCGTACAGACGTCTGTACTCAAAAAGATGCCAGAACCGTGGTTTTTCTTCGACAAGGGGGAACACAGCATGGACGTGAATTTCTGCAAAGCAGCGCAGGATGCCGGGATTTCCATTTGGTGTGACTCCAGGCTCCCGGTTCACCAACTGGGAGAGAATTTGGTCGTGATCTAGGTAAAAAGGAGGTCGATAATGGCGAGAAGAAGCACTCCAGGTATGAGAAGAACTCCAGGTGTGAGAGGGGGTGCAGGTATAAGAACCCCCAACTTAAAGGGCCGCGGGATGAGGAAGGCGCGGACCCAAACACAGAGCCCCACAGGGCCGTCAAGTCGAGGGGCGCAGGTTATGAAAGCGGCCAAGGTAGCTACGGGTAACGTCGGGAGAGCGCAACAAGGAGTCAGATCGGTCGGTCGCGGAGGCGTCGTGACCAAGGACACTACTACTGCCGCAGCGTTCAGAGCGCGAGCACCTGTGGACAAAACGGAGCCTGCTAGGATGGCGGCTGCTAGGGCTGCTGGAATGAGACTACCTACGTCGAGGCCCGTGGGGAGTAGGCCCGTGGGGAGTGTTGGACTACCGATCGCTACGTCGAGGCCCGTGGGGAGGCGAAAAGTCACGCGGGTCCCGACCCGCAATCCCAGCAGGGGTGGCAGGCGGTAACAAGGAGTAATAGTGCCCACTCGTCAACAAGAGAACTTCAGGCAAATGATCGACCATGTGCTCGGGGACTTTCCTCACTATCCTGAGCAGTTGGTGGAGCGGTCCATCAACGATCATGTGCAAAAACTCATCGCCAAGCGCCCTTGGAGCGGCCTGACTCAGTATGGATTGCTGGCCGTTCCGGACGAGATCAGGGATGGAACCGTCACTACGACTCTCGGTAGCGCTGTCGTGACCGGGGTTGGGACCGGCTGGGCCGTGAACGATAAGGCCAATACGACCGTCAGTGTCACCACGACTGAGACTGGAATCATTGATATGACGCCAGTCTCCATGACCGGCATCGAGGAAGGCGTTTATCTGTTGATCGATGGAGGGAACGCAGCGGAAGAAGCGGTTTTCGTTCTCCAGGTCAACACCAACACCGGCACGTTTCAGGCCGATTTTGCCAACGTGCACGCTTCGGCCGAAACGATTGAACGGTCCTCTTTGACGGGTTTGCAGTTTCGCACTGATTTCAACTCACCCTTCGTCACTGTCACGGGCGTTTCTTCGTCAACTCGGCTCTTGCTGGAAAAGGAGTGGGCCAATGGCAGTGCCACGGGCACGTCTTACACCATCGCCCTGGTGTTCGCCTCTTTCGGCCGAGATCTGAAGTGGCTTTACACCGTGGTCAATCTGACCCGACGATTCCAACTCATCGTCAATTACACGAAGCAGGTCCTGGACTTTTCGGATCCGCAGCGCGCGGCCACACAATCCACGTTTATGGCTGTCTTTCACGAGACCGACCCGGGGGGGTCCCCGTTGTTCGAGCTCTATCCGCGTCCACTGACGGATAAAGCCTTCCCCTACTTTTACATCAAGGTCGCCTCTCGCATGACGCAAGACAATGAGTTTTTGCCGAACGGGATTCGATCCGACGTCGTCGTGAAGCGTGTCGAAGCCGATGCGTTCCGATGGGCGCAGCACAAGAAAGTCGCAGGAGGCATTTATTACGATCCTGGCATCGCTCGGGACCTGGTTGGCGAGACACTGATGGAGACTGAGGAGATGGCTCAAGACGACGACAATACCCACATCATGCGCATGATGTGGGATTACCGTAACTGGCCCATGCGCTTGGGTTCAGAATTCTGGCAGAGCCATGACGCAGACAGCTTTTACGGGAACATCTAGGAGAGTGAATTGGCAATCTCAGGGCAGGAAGTCATCGATACAATCCTGGAAAGGCTGGAGGAGCCCCTTCTTACTCCCGTGTTTTGGACTCGTGCGGAGATCCTGGGCTACGCCAACGAAGGGCTGTTCGAGCTAAACAACATCGCCGGGAAGCTGCACACCGAAGATAGTGTGGTGGTTTCAACCGATAACTTCTACAACACCCCTGACGAGACAGTGACCGTCATGCACGCTTCGATAGGTGGGAAGTCCCTCGTGCGGACGAGCCTTGAGGATCTGGATCGACGAGACAGCAAATGGGAGAGCTCAACGGGAAAACCGAAACGATGGGTACCGATTGGAGTCAATCTGTTCGCTATTCATCCCCGGCCGGCCAGTGGAACTGAATCGGTGGAGTTCACCGTCCTGAAAGTACCGGTACTCATCACCGATGATGCCACCGCAATCGATCTTGATGATGAGTTTGTCGACGTCATTGAGGATTACGGCTTTCACATCGCCAGGTTCAAGGAGGGGGGACCGGAGTTCGCCAACTCTATGTCGTCGCTTGAGGATTTCGCTAAGAGAGTTGGGGCACTGGCAACAAAGGTCCTTACCCAGCAACCGCAGGTATTCGCTACAGAGCCCAATGTGGATACAGGGCGAAGCGATACGACGATCGACAGGAAATAGCAATGCCACTGAATACGATTAACAACAGGACCGTGGCCGCAGCTGGAACGCCCGTAGCGCTCTCCGCTACGTCGATTCTGTGCAACTGGCTCTTGATTCAGGTCCTGGCGGGTAACGGCGGGAAGATCTACGTGGGGGATCTCAATGTTCTCAATACCGGCCTGGGTGGTATTACCCTGGAAGCGCCGTTTCTGGCCTCAAACTTGCCCTTTCAAACCATGGAAACAAGCTCGCTGACGGCCTTGTTTGATCTCAATCTGATCTTCATCGATGCGGATTCCAGTACCGATGGCGTGAACATCGTCTACGCCCAGATCGTTTCGAGCACCCCCTCAACCGGACTGTCCACCAAAACCGTTCAAGACCTGCTCGATCGCATCATCCTCATGACTCAAGAGGATTCAACCTTCTCCTCGGGGTTTTGGTCGGAGACTGAGGTGATTGATTACATCAACATCGTTGAGAGGAATTTCTTTCAACAGACAGGGTCGGTCAAGGCCCAGGCCGATATTATCGGCACAGCCGGTGAACGCCTCTTCAACGAACCCACCGATTCGATGGAGCTCGACCGGATCACGTTCAACGACATTCCTCTCTTCAGGACGAACCGCTGGCAGCTGGACTCAGGAAACCGGGATTGGAAGAACCTGACAGGGCGACCTCGGCAGTTTCACCAGGACCTCCTGGCCACCAAGAAGTTTGAGCTGGATCGAGAAATTGTCACGGCGGGCACCATTGGGACGACCTACACGAAACTCCCTGTGGTGAGGACCGCCACGACGGACACCTTGAATGTTCCTGATGCCTTTTGCCATTACGTCCTCTATGGAGTCCTCTACAAAATGCTCAACAAACAGGGAGAGGGTCAGGATCTGGGGCGCGCGAACTATTGCAAGATGCGCTACGACGCGGGGATTACCATTGTGAAACAAATGATGTTGGCGCGAGGTGATTCGGCGGCCAATCTCTTTACCACCGCAGCTTAAAAGGAGGAACTTATGGCAGAAAAAAAGAAGAGTACAAGTCCAGGACCGCATGGCATGAAGGAAACTCGCGTCATGACGAAAACGATTCATATCGGGAGGGTTAAGCCAAGCAAGGAGAAAACCCGAGCTATTCTATTGCCTATCCAGAAGAGGGAACACAAGTATTTCTCGAAGAAGCCTCTCAAGGAAAGAGGCTCATCAGGAGAAGGAAGAACACCCAAGGCCAGGAAGCTGACGAGTTTGATGAGGAAAGGCTATCGGAAGGGGTACCGAGTCAAATCCACCAGGGGAGGCAGTCGCCGCTAATGTCACACAAATCGAAAGAACTGCAGGCCAAGGAGGCATCTATGGCAGAGAGAAAGATGACCAAGATTTACCCCAAAATGACAACGATCCAGAAGCAGTCTGGGGGCAAGAAGGAAAGCAGCACCA